GTATCGCCGTTGCCATTGAAGAAGTCGTCGTCGAAGCGCCGAAAAAGAAGCGGGTGGTCTAAGTGGCATACGTCAGCACCGCACAGCTCAAAACCTACATGGGCATCACCGGCACCGGCGATGATGCCTTGTTGGCGCTGTGTGTTGACCGCGCACAGCACACCATCGAAAGCTATACAAACCGCGTCTTTGAAAGCACCGCCGACACGACGCGCAAGTATACGCCAATCATTGACCGACTCTATTCGGGCTTCGGATTTAACGGCGACCTTATCGACGACTACACGCTGGACACGCAATACGACCTTATCTCCATCACGTCTATCACCAATGGCGACGGGAGCAGTATCCCGACGGCATCCGTTGTCACGCTTCCAATCAACTTCACGCCAAGCTACGCAATCCGCATCAAGCAAGCGTCGGGCTACTTTTGGACATACACGGGAAGCCCTGAAGCCAGCGTTTCAATCGTCGGTCGGTTCGGCTACTCACTGACCGCACCGGCAAACATTCAACAGGCGACGCTTCGCCTCGCCTCGCAGATGTACCGCCAACGAGACGGCTCGCCCGACCTGAGCGACACCATCATCAGTGCCGACGGGTCGACCATCGTCAACGCTGCCATGCGGAGCGATGTCAGAGCGCTGCTTAATCCGTACCGACGGAGGTCATAATGGGTTCACAGCTGACCACCATAGTCGACGCCGTTGTGGCGATGTCCATCACTGGCTACACCATGTCAGTGCTACGGGGGTCAACGCTCAAAGACCAAGTCGACGACGCCGACATCCCTGTGCGCATCGTGAACGCCATTGGTCTATCATCGGCTCGCACACGCACAACGACGCTGGGCGGAAGCGGTCACGTCATGCAGGCGGAATGGACGATCCAAGACGTCGCATTGCTGCGCTCGGCGGGACTTGGCATCGGACTCAGTGATATCGCTGGAAGTGTTGAGGGCTACCTCGCCGCCTACCACAACGCCCTGCGCACGCTCATCGCCCCGACATGGGTACTGAGTGGCGCGTCACTGCGTGCGACGATACTGGAGTGGCCACAGGCGTCGGGGAGATACTACGACGCCGTCTCCGCCACACTCACCATCACGGAAATTATTCAATAGGAGGACATCATGCCAGTGACGCAAACTACAACGTCAATCACCGGCGCGGCGGCGACGGTTTCGGTACTTGTCAGCGCCGCATACGTCGACATCTCGGGCTCGTCGCAAAGCGTGGACGTCGTGACCGCAAAAGTCGTGACCGGCGACGCCTATACGTTCACGGGGTCGTACGCAATCACGACCATCGGCAAGTACTCACCGGTGGAAGTCAAGGTCAACATCCTCTACACCGAGACCGCAACAGAAGCGTTCGTCTATGTAAAAACGCTCTTCGAGGCGGGCACCGCCACGCAAGTCCAGTGGAAGCCGCTCGGCAGCGCCAGCGGTGCGGATGCGATTGAAACCAAAGCCACCGGCTACATCACTAGCCTCGACTATCCACCGATTGACGCTTCCAGCGCTGGCCCCATCATGGTATCGTTTACCGTGCGGGCACCGGGCATCACATACACCACCAATACATAATCTGGCAGAGGCGCACGTGGGGCATCCGTGCGCCGTTGCCACTCCTACGATGCCCGTGGAGATGCCCATGTATACCATCGATGCCGACCGTCTTACTATCCGTGACATGATGACGCTGAGTACTGCCGGCACCGCCGGCGATATGACCGCAGTACTGCCCATCCTTGAAAAATGCGTCATTACCGACGACGGACGCAAAGTCGAGGACTTGCCTGCTACGCATTTGCGCATCATCGTCAAAGCGCTGACTGATAAACTCTCCGGCAGTGATTCGGGAAACTAAGGGCGGCGCTCCTTGCGCATCTTTGGACGCAAGGGCCCGCGCCGCTGGAGTACATTGAGCTTGTGTGCTGTCGTGATATTTATCATTGTCCGCCAAGTCAGCTTCCGCCGTGGCGCATCATTCAACAGCATCTACTGATGATTGGCGTCGAGTCCGAGGTCAATAAGAGGAAATCGTAATGGCCGAAGAGACCGTCATAATTAAGTTCCTCGGCGATGACCAAGTCAGTCGCGTCGCCGATCAGGCCGGCAACGCCGTCGAAGGCGTCGGGCAAAAAGCGAAGGCCAGCGGCGGCGGCTTCGATGCACTGCAAAGTATCGCCACCGGTGCGATGCACGCCATCGGCGCCGCGGCGGTGAACATCGCTGGTGCGGCGCTGGGCAAAGTTACTGACTTTCTTGCAGGGTCAATCCAAGAGGCCGCCGATTGGAACTCCGCTATTGCACAGACCGAAGCCGTGGTCAGGTCGACCGGCGAGGCGGCAGGATTCACCGCCGCACAACTTGGGGAAATGGCGTCGGACATGAGTGCGGCGTCGGGGATGAGCATCTTTTCTGACGACGCCATCCTTGGCAGTGAAAACGTGCTGGCGACGTTTACGCAAATTAAGGGCACGACGTTTACCGGCGCCACCCAAGCCGTCCTCGACATTAGCCAAGCGCTCGGCACCGACTTGCAAAGCAGTGCTATTCAAGTCGGCAAAGCGCTCAATGACCCCGTCGCAGGTATCTCCGCCCTCAGCCGTGTGGGCGTCTCATTCAGCGAAGACCAAAAAGCCGTCATCAAGTCACTCGTCGAAACCGGCGACGTCGCTGGAGCACAGCAAGTTATCCTCGATGAACTCAGCAAGGAATTTGGTGGAAGCGCCGCCGCCGCTGTCGACACCTACGCTGGACAGCAAGTTGTCCTCGCCGAGCAATTCAAAAACGTCCAGCAAAGCCTCGGCGAAGCATTGCTCCCCGTGCTGATTCGCTTTGGAAGCTTTGCGCAGGAGACGATTGTCCCAGCGGTGCAAGACCTCATCAACGTCTTTATTCAGTGGATTAACGGTGTGAATTGGGACGCAGTGATGCAGACGCTTGGCGCGATGAATGACGCGTTATATGACCTTATCTATGGCACCGATTGGCAAGGCGGGCTTACACAGATTAGCACTGGCTTCGATGCGTTTGCACAGTTTATTGCGCCAATTACAACGGCGCTCAAAGCGATGTACGATGCGGCGGCGCCGATTATTGCGGCGCTGTACAGTGCAATCACGACGCAGCTCGCCTCGCCGGAGACACAGGCACAACTACAAACCCTTAGCACTATCTTTACCTTGCTCGCCGATATCTTCGTAAGCATCGTTGCCATCGCCATCAATACAATGCGCACGCAGTTCCAAGGTTTTTATACGGTGTTCACCGTCGTGTGGCCATATGTGCAAACGGCGCTTACGCTCTGGATGCAACTCATGGCACCACTCCAAAGCCTCGTGGTCGGCGTCCTGACGGCGATTAGCCAAGTCTTAAAAGGCGACTTTCTCGGTGCATGGGACACCGTGAAAAACGCCCTCATCACCTTTTTTACCACCGTCAACACCGCCGTCACTGGCTTTGCTACAAGCATTGTTAGCGCATTAAATACCGCCATCACCGCCGTCGTCAATACGGCGGTAAGCATCGGAAGCAACATTGCCCACGGCATCGCCAATGGCATCGCCGCCGCAAGGGACGCCGTGATTAATGCGCTGATTGGCGTGTGTGAAGATGCCATCGACTCCGCAAAGCATCTGCTCGGCATTGCGTCACCCTCGCAAGTCTTTGCTGACCAAGTCGGCTATCAGATGAGCGCAGGGATGGCGGCGGGGATTGTCAAGGGCATCCCCGACATCCGCAGTGCCATTGGCGCAACGACGGGCTCGGCGGTCGGCGCCGTCAATCAGACCACGCAAAACTATTACCTCTCGGCGTCGTATCAGACGGCGCAGTCGGAGTCATCCATTAGTCGGGACTTACGGGCGATGCAACTACTGGCGGGGGGCATGGCATGAGCTACGCAATTACCTACACGGTCGGCGCAACATTGTTCAACCTCGACGGCTACGACGCCGCCTCGGGATTAACCTTTAACTACTTGGGTGATCAAGGCTTCGGCCTTGCACCGCTACACCGCATCACGCAGCGCGGGCCGATGCAACAAGGCGACACCGACGTGGACTTTCGTCTTGACCCGCGGGTACTGCAGCTACCACTCTATGTAGACACGACCACCATCGACGCCTACTACGCCGCTCGTGGTCGTCTGCTCAGTGTGTTCTCGCCGTCGAACACGGTGGGCACCATCACCGTGACGACCACGGCGTGGACGCGGAGTATTGACGTTAAAGTCCTTGGGGGACTCAGTTTTGACACCGACCCCAAGGTGGGCTATGGACTCCGCACCGTGGTGCAACTGCGTGCGGATGATCCGACGTGGTACGACGCCGTTGCGCAGACAATTATTGGAGCGGCTGGTATCGCAGGCACGCCAACGGCGTACCCCGTCGTCTATCCGCGCACATACGGCACGGCGAATATTAACGCCACAACCACCTTTGTCAACAACGGCACGTGGCTCAGCTATCCGATAATCACGGCGATTGGGCCAATCACCGGCTTAGTCATCACGAACAACACCACGGGGCAAGTCATCACGACCAGCGGCTCGATTAGCGCAGGGCGCACCTACACCTACGACCTGCGCTATGGGAAAAAGACCGTGTATGACGACCTTGGCAATAATCAAATTGCCACGGTGGCGGCGTCGTCGAATTTGGCAACGTGGGCAATTGTCAGTGGTATAAACTCCATCACCATTGCCGCAACGTCGTCGTCATCGCCGGCATCTGTGCAGATTGTGTATTATGTGCGATATGTGGGAATATAAGGAGACATCATGGCAACAAGTGAACGGTCATTAGGATGGGCGACGGGTGTGGCGTCGACGGACGGCTCGTCGACGTATGACTCTAGTCGCATGAGTGCATTTGAACGCAGTGGGCTTGGCGTTGGCATTTTGCTCACGGGGTCATACCTCGCCATGAGCGGCGCAACCACCACGACGCTCACCATCGCCGACGGCACTGCCATTGTCGGCGGGTATTTCTACGAATCGAACGGCAGTGTCACGATTAGCACGTCGACGCTGGGCTCAGGCACATTCTCCGTCATCATCATCGCCAATACTGCGGCCGGCTCGCAGGTGGTTAGCGCCAACGGCGCCGGCACGACGATTGTACTTACGGCGACAACGCGCGCCGCCATCGTGACTGCGGCGCAGCTCTCTACGATTACCGCGTCCATCACGGCAACCAACATCGTCACGCTGGGCACGGTCACGACGGTTGCAGGAACAATCTATAGCATCACGCCGGCATTTTCATTTACCACGAGTCGCACAGTACCTGCTCAGGTCTATGCAACGCTTGCCTCACCATCAGTTATCAATGCGACGTCGGGAGTAAACACGACTATCAGTGGATATGCTACGTCATACTCGACGAGCGACGGAATTATCACGACGTCAACATCGTCGGGAAACTTCACAGTCAACGTGGCGGGTGTCTATCAATTCACTGCGGTCGTGTCGTGGGACGCCAATACGACGGGATCACGACTGCTTGCCGTTGCAGGGTCGGGAATTGTGCGCACACTTGACAGTTACTACGATTGGCGCAGTGCGGCGCTTAATGCCATCTCGCCTACACAACGCCTCGACACATCGATTGAACTGAGCGCCGGTGCGGTCTTTTACGCTTACGCTGCGCAAAACTCTGGATCGACTCGAACAATTGGCGATGCGCTTGCACGGCTAGTTAGGCTCTAAGCATGGCGCCACAGTACACTATCTATGTCTACACGGCGGGTGGGACGTTGTCGGCCATTTGTACCGACTTTTTGACCGTCGCCGTCAATCGCACGGTCAACGCCGTCGACGTGGCGCAGTTCGATGTCAACGCCACGTCCAGCACGGCGTCATACATCGTCTACGGCGCAATCATCGAGGTGTATCGCCAAGACATCGAGGCCGGCATTTCGTCAACACGGGAATTCGCCGGTACAATCCGTGGAATCACGACGACCTACGGACAGACCACGGTCATCACGGCGCAGGCCGTGGGCATCAATGCCCTCCTCGCCGACCGCATCGTCGCATATAAGTCGGGCGTCGTCAATCGTAGCCAGTTTAGCGCAGTAGCGGCGGAAACCGTCATGAAAACGCTGTATAACTACAATTTGTCGACGTCTGCCACGACGGCAAACGGGCGACTGCTTGACGGTCGCTTGACTGGGGCGACGGCGGCGACGTCGTCGGGGCTGGGCAATGCAACGTCAATATCATGCAGTGGGCAAAACTTGCTCAGTGTGTTGCAAGATGTCCAGCTTACCGCCGGCGGCGACTTCGCCCTGACCTACACCGCCCCAGCGACGTGGACGTTTGTCTGGTACACCGGACAGCTGGGCACCGACCGCAGTAGTACGGTGATTTTCTCCGTAGCGACGGGGACGGTGGGGAAACTTGTCATCAAAACCAATCGCATCACCGACACGACCGCCGCCGTGGTGGCTGGGCAGGGCGAGGGATCGGCACGGGTCATTACCACACGACCGGCGTCGCTCCCCACAGGGCTCGACCTCCGTGAGACATGGATTGATGCACGGAATCAAAAGACCAGCGCAGAGTACACGCAGCTGGGCGATATTGAGTTATCCAACGCCGCCCGTCGTCGTGTCACCCTGCAAACCGAAGTATTGCAAAACGCCGCACTGCGCTACGGCAGGGATTACTACTTGGGCGACCTTGTGACGGTCTACGCATACGCGGCGGGCAACATCACGCAAAAGGTGCAAAGCGTTGCCTTATCAATAAGCGCACAGGGAGCGGAGTCAGTCAATGTCGGACTTATATCAAACTAGTGCAGACATCAGAAGCGACGTGCAAAGCCTTGCCCGCATCGAGCGACCGAGCGCGGCGTTGACCCTGACACGGTCGGCATCCTTGGCTATCACGACAGCGGGCACGCTGATTACATGGCAGACCGAAGTCCGCAATCAAGGTTTTACGTGGTCGACCACGGATATTACCATCCCGACGGCGGGCTACTATGCCATACAAACGTTTTTCCAAACGTCGGCAAATGTCACGCTGTTTACTCAACGGGTCGTCAACACCGTCAATCTTGGGTACTTCGGTTATTCCTCAACGGTCATCAACTATCACCCAGCGACGATGGTGCGGTACTTTGCAACGGGCGACACGTTGCAAATTCGCGTCGTCCCGTCGTCCAATGTCAACATCACCGTCGTGGCGGAAAATAGTAATAATGAATCGCCCTTACTTCACATCACACAGCTCACCGGAGTAGTCTCATGATTATTAACCGCATCTACGACCCCGAAGCCATCCGCATTGCCTACTACGACGACTACGGCGTCGAATATTCGCAACCCCCTGAGGGTGACGAAATGATTGATCGGCCGTACACCTATCCCGAAGCCATGACGGCGCTGAGGGCTGAGCGTGACCGTCGCCTGCTGTCATGTGACTGGACACAGCTTCCCGACGTCCCCCTCACTGCCGACCAAGTGCAGACATGGCG